GCTTTATCATTTAAGTTTTTATCACGATAAACAGTTACTGGCTTAACTTGACAAAACGCTTCATACTTGCCTTGATGCATTCCTATTCTCCACGTATCAACGTATTGACTAGGTTTTAATAATGCAGAACCTTTTGGATTTAATAAATTTTTTAACCAATGAACACCAGGATTAGTTGTACAAGTAAACCATTCTATTTTATTATTATTAATTACTCCGAATAAGTCATCGAATACATTAGGCAAATCAGCATTTGAACGTATTCCAACAAAATTAATATCACTAAACCATTTGTAATTGTTTAATAAATATTGTGCTTTTATTTCTTCGATAGTATATTTTTTCATTTCTTATGTTCTAATTGTTCAACTCTGCGTTCTAAACTATCATGCTTAACATCTTGTACCATTACCATAGTTTTAATGTCGTTTAGGTCTTTGCTCATCTTCATCAAAGCATTAACCCCTAATGCTCCGATGAAAGATAAGATGGCTATCAACCCCGATACAAGCCATAAAAGAATGTCAAATTGTGTCATATATTAATTAAGTTCCATTTATTATTATTCCACGAATACATTTTGTTATCACTAGGATAAGGTATTGGTGCTTCCCATTTATAGTTTACTAAAATCCAATCTTCGTATGGCTTAGGCGAAATAAAAACATCATTAACACTATCGTAAGTAAATCCTATTCCAGCATAAATATTTCTAAACTTAGAATTATAAGAAGTTTGTTTTATCGAATCGTAATCATAAATACTTTTAATATTTAAAGAATCTATAAAATCAATTCCTAATTGTTCAACCTCAATTCCATTGTTAGTAATAACTTTATTATCAATAACTATTACAGCTATTACAATACTATCTTTTATTAATGCAAAGTTTGCCATTATTTGTATTTATATTTTATTATTACTATTCCCGAACCACCACTTAATCCTGATTGTAAATATTTATTTCCACCACTACCACCACCTGTATTTGCAGTTCCATTAGTTCCTAAAATAACAGCACTACCAAGTCCTCCATTACCGCCACCAGAAGCGCCTGTTGCAGGAGTAGAACCATAATAAGAACTACCACCACCACCACCAGCATAAAAAGTAGGCGTTCCACTTATTGAATTACTCAAACCAATACCGCCATTACCTGCTACTCCTGCTGTGCCAGTTCCTGTTGCGTCTCCACCAACTGCACCAGCTCCTCCACCTCCACCTGTTCCATAATTAGCATTAACTCCACCAAGACCACCGTTATTACCTTGTCCTACAACACCAAGACCACCAGTCATATATCCTATTATATAACTACCTCCAGCACCTGAACCTCCACTACTTGCTAAGTTTCCAGGAAGTTTACCTGCACCTCCACCAGTAGATATTATTGAATTAAATGAAGTGTTATTTCCATTTGAAAGACCAGTTCCACCACTACCAACAACAACCGCATAACTTTGAACAGAAATAGTTAAACCTGTATTTGTTAATAAACCACCAGCTCCTCCACCACCGCATCCCGATCCATAACCCGTATCATTACCACCACCTCCACCACCACCAGCAACAACTAAATATTCAACTACATTATTAGGAGCAGTTCCCAAAGTGGTAACTACAAAATTATCACTTGATAAAAAAGTATGTATTTTATAATCCCCATCGGTAGTTATAGTTCCACCTGTAGCAACAGTAAAAACTGCTGCCGAACCTTGGTAATAAAAACTATTATACTTACTGATATCCATTATTGAACTATGTTTAAAACGATTGTAATTTGCTCCGCACTTGTTGGTGTATATGTACTTTCTAAAGTTACTACACAAAAAATATGAGCAGCACTTAAAGTAGGTACCACACAAATCGGCTTGCTAATATCATTAGTCGATGTTTTTTCGTTAGTTGTTGCCGCCCAATTAGTATGCTTTATTTTACCTAAAAAGTTTTGTTGATTAGCAAAAGTAGGAACGAAAGCATCATTATCAGCAGCAACTGTAAATGTACTTGAATAAAAATTCAAAGTCAATGAAGGTGTTGAAGCTGGATTAGAGCTTATTATTGAACTGTTTAAAATTACTGAATTACCCAAGTCAGCATCTATTGTTATCGGAATTACTATTCCATCGCCTGACAATACATCGCCTATTGAATAAGCTGTAGTGTTAGCGGGTCTTGTTATTGTTCTTTTACTTACCATTTTATTTATATTTTTAAATTATTAATTATTAAACTGTTGGATTTGTTATCGGAATACTACATGCATCCCACTCAAATATTGCACTAAATTCCACATCAAAATACCACCCCGCAACCTCATCATTAAAAGCATCTACAAAATCAGTTAAAGTTACCTCACTATTTATTTTTATTAGTTCGCTAAAATCATATTGCATAAAATAAATTAAAGTATCTAAACAAATTTGTTTGCAGTCTGATAAGACCTCTAATTGATTTCTTAATCCCTTCTTGCTTTTATCACAAATATAAAATCTAATTACAGTTACATCACTAGTGCCACTAATTCTATTAGGTTGCAAAGTACCGAATAACATAGGATAATGAATAGATTGCCCGCCATTTAATTGATCCCAAGGGTCACCAAAATACCAGCTATTAATCTGCTTGTGAGCAGTGGCATAACTTTCTATCGCAATTACCAATTTGTTTAATGTAAGCATCTATTTTTTTCTTATTTTTTTTAATGTACTTTTTAATTTCAATCTTTGTTTTTTTTCTTATTGCCATACCGGATTATCTCTATTATCTTGTATATTACTATAATCTTTTTTACCTAAAATTCTTGTGCCTAAATAAATATCAACATCATAAGCATTACGCTCAGGGAATATATCCGCTCCTGTATTTGTGTTATAAGTAGGATAAGTAGAGTTATTATAGTTTAAATATTTTATCATTCTATCGCCGTACATCTCGCCATTTGTTTTCCAAATATTCATTAAATATTCCATGTCATTAGTAGGTATTGGTTGCCCATTATCACTGCTATTTGTCATTATGCCTTTATTAGCATATCGGAATTTAAACGTTGGTGAGCTTTCATACATTATGTAGTGAACCATCATTTTTAAAATGTAGTTATCTATTATTAGTTTGTAAGCTGCAGGAATAGTAGTTGATGAATTTATATAAGCTAAGATGTGAGTTTCGATAGTATTATATAAACTAGTTCCTAATAAAGGAAGTATGTATTTATCTTGTACCAATTCAATAACTGGTGTTATCTTATCGTACTCGGTATTGTCATCAATAACCGAATGTCTAATTAAATAATCTTGACCTATCCAAAGTGTTGCCATGTTTATTTCTTTTTACGTTTTATTCTTGTTTCACCAACCCAAATGTGGCGGCACCAAGGAGTTGTTTCAGTTCCATTATTATAAAATCCTCCCCTAAATTCCCAGGCCGAAGAACCAAATTCGTTGCTGTAATCCTCAATTTCATTATATGTTAATCTTTTAGCTTTTAATTTGCCATCGACTAATTCAGTTCCTGAAGTTAATTTGTACATTCTTCTGCAAAAATCTCTTGTTGTATCAATTATTTCATCTCCACTTACATCAGGTCTTATATCGTATCTATAAACTGTATAAATTTCAGTCTCATAATCTGCAGTATCTTTATCTAATCCTTTTTCAGTTGGTGTAAATATACCTCCTAAAGTATCAATTAATTTTTTAGCAGCTAACCATTCTAATACAGTTGTAACTTTATCTTTATCTACATTTAATGCCTTAGCAAGTTCTTCAGGCTTAGCAAATGGATTACCTTTTAATTGGTTTAATATTCCATTTCTTAAATCGGTTTCCGATAACTGAAATCTATTAGCTGTGTATAATTTTTGTTTTGCTAACTCGAATTTTAAAACTTGCTTTGAATCCTTAAAGTTTACATACTCAATATCTATAATTTCATCTTCGTCATCTATTTGTATTGCTCGAGCAGTTGCCCATTCAATAAATCTTTTTTCTTTATCATTTGATTGTTGAACTTTTACAACCTCATTATTCATTTCTTCTTGTGCTATTCCTAAGAACGTTAAAGCATCAGCATCACTTAATCCAAATCCTGTTTTAATCATTATTAATGCCTGGTCCGCTGTATAATCACCTTTCTTTAACTTGTTGGCTATATTAAAAAGATTTTGTCTTTGTCTACCTGTTAAGTTTTTTAAGTGTTCGTTAACTTGTATTTCTTCTTGAACTACAGTTGCACTTGGTAAACCAATTTCTGCAGCTTCAATCTTTAACCCGTATTTTTCAATAATATAATTAGTTACAATATTAGGATCTCTAGCATTTAAAGCATTGATAACATTTTGATTTTCTAATGGCAGTTCTTTGCCTATTGGCTGAACTTGTTCTACTTCAAATGTAATATCTAAACCAGTTTTTAGTTTAAACATTTTATCAATAAACTTATTAAAAGCTACTTGTTCAATCTTAGCATATTCGTTAATAAATAATTCATGTGCTAAATCTAATTCGTTACGATCTCCTAAAGTACCCTCAGTT